ATGGAAGACCTAGACAAAAAAATTATAGAGTTGATGGATCTCTTCGACGATGAACAAGTTACAACTGCAGACAAGATAGACAGACCACAAAGAGCATTAGATAGAGAAGCTATCGATGATTTCATGAAACGTAATCCAATGGCCAATGGTGGAAGAATACCGTTTGAAAAAGCTGGAGAGGTTAAAGATTTTTCATCTTTAAAAAACATAAGATTAAGTGAGGGCGGAAATTTTAGATTTGATAGTGAGGCTGGTGGAAAATTTTTTACAAAAACTTTTCCTGCAGACACTGATTTAAAAGATGTTATAAAATTTAGAGATGATTATCTTTCGGGTAAAGGCATTGAACCAGGTAAAATTAAAAAAGGACCTAATCCTAAAAGAGGTAAATACGTAGGCGTTAAAGATCAAAAGCATATAAAGTTTAATGGTGTTACTTATCAGGTCTCAGTTCAAAGAATGAAAGATGGAAAGATGGTAACTGAAAAACCTTTTTATACAACAGATTTAGATGAGGCAATAAAAGTTAGAGATGAAAGAGTTTTAAAATCTCCGCCTAAAGTAGAAAAAGGAGTTGTTAAACCCGACCGAAAAAAAATACAATCAAAAATAGATAAAAGAAGATTTATTCAAAAAGTAAAAGAAGGTAGAACAAATATAGCATACAAACCTCCAAAGGGATATCAAGTTCATCACTTGCTTCCTCTTTCGTTGGTCGGCCCTGACACTAACACAAGAGATCTTGCTGTAATAAATGCTCAAATGAATAAAGAGATTGCACAATTTGATAAGCCAATAAAAAATTTAACTGAAGAGGCAGCTTTATTAGATTATAATGGTGATAGAGCTAATGCTTTAAAAAGATTAAAAGAAATAAACCAAGAGTTAAATGATATTGTTAAAAAAGGAGTTAAAAAGCTAGGTCCAGAATATAAAGGTCTAATTGGATTTAATGAACTTGTGCCTGTATATGATGCTAACGGAGTTGTAGTAGAAACTTCTTATAAACCTGTTGGTGTAGATTTTGAAAAAAGTATTGCAAAAAATATAAAAATTCCAGAAAAAGTAAAAAATGTTTCAACACCAGATTTACAAAAACTAACTGCTGAAGCTCCAAAGCAAAAAGTAAAAGGACTAAAATCTTTTATGAAAGCAAATGGTATAAAATGTATTGTTAGTAAATCTAATGGTGGACCAGTAACTTGTGACATGCCACAGGCATACGAAAAATCTCTAAATCAAATATCTAAAGCAGCACAAGCTGGAGACAGCGCTGCACAATCTAAATTATTAAATTTTAGAAACGCGGTCAAAGGTGCAGGAGGCGTGATCAAAGGAGTGTTAGGTCCTGCTGCAATAGCAGCAGAGATAGGTATTGCTATACCAATTGGTTTGTTTGATTATGCACAAGGTAAACCAACAGAAGAAATTGTAAACACATTGACATATGGACTTGGAGGAAAAAGTAGAGAAGATAGATTAAAAGAAGAGATGCCTACATACGGACAAGGAGATGCTTTACAGAGCGCTTTCGATGGTTATTTAAGTACATTAAATAGACTCGGTGAGATAAGAGACCCTGAAAGTTTAAGACCAGGTAAAAAAGCAGATGATATGTTAAAAACTTTTTACGAAAGACAAGAACCATTTATGAGAGTCAATCCACAAGTAGAACAAGGTCAAATGTTTGATTTAGATATGTTTAATAAAAACGTAGCTGAAAGTAGAGTAGCAGAAGAGAAACTTGCTGAAGAAGATTTAAAAAGAAAACAAGAGAGAAGAACAGATCCGTTTACTGCATACAGTGATGATTTCATGGCAGCAGGCGGTGGTATAGCAAAAGAAGCAGGTGATTCATCAGGCCCGCCACCAGAATCAGGACCAAACTCACAAGGGTTGCAAGGTCTATTAAATCGTGTTAAGAAGACATAGGAGTAACAAATGGCAGAAATAGACAAAGGACTCCCTAACACTCGTACGAAACTAGACATCCCTTCAGAAGAAGAGATGGCAGAAGAAGTTAGTGTTCAGGAAGAAGAAGCACAACAAAAAGGACCAGTTGAAGTAGTGCCAGAAGAAGATGGTGGTGCAACGATTGACTTTGAACCGGGAGCTATAAACATACCGGGCACAGAAAATCATTTCGATAACTTAGCAGATATTTTACCAGAAGAAAATTTAGAACCGATTGGAAACGAAATGGTTCAAAATTACATGGACTACAAATCTTCTAGAAAAGATTGGGAGCAAGCTTACACGACTGGTTTAGATTTATTAGGATTCAAATACGAAAACAGAACTGAACCATTTCAAGGTGCATCAGGTGCAACACACCCAGTTCTTGCAGAAGCAGTTACACAGTTTCAAGCACAAGCTTACAAAGAATTATTACCTGCAGATGGACCAGTCAGAACACAAATTATAGGTGTTAAAAATCCTGGGACAGAGCAACAGTCTGAGCGTGTAAAAGATTACATGAATTATTTAATTATGGATCAGATGAAAGAATACGAATCAGAATTTGATTCGATGTTATTTCATCTTCCGTTAGCTGGATCAACATTTAAAAAAGTATACTACGATGTACCGATGGGTAGAGTAGTATCTAAGTTTGTACCAGCAGATGAATTAATCGTTCCGTATACAGCTACCTCATTAGATGATGCGGAAGCGATTATTCACAGAGTAAAGATGTCAGAAAACGAATTACGAAAACAACAAGTCAGTGGTTTTTATACTGACGTTGAATTAGGTCCTCCAGGTACAGACGTTACAAATGGAGAGGTCGAGAAAAAAGAACGTGAATTAGAGGGCACAAAGAAAACAGGGAAGAACGAACCAATGTATACTTTGTTAGAGTGCCACATAAACTTAGACTTAGAAGGTTTCGAAGATGTTGGTGGTGATGGTCAACCAACTGGAATAAAATTACCTTACATCGTAACAGTCGAAGAAGGTAGTAGGAAAGTTCTTTCTATCAGAAGGAACTATGCGCCCAATGATCTAAAGAAAAATAAGATCCAATATTTTGTCCACTTCAAATTTCTGCCAGGACTTGGATTTTATGGCTTTGGACTCATTCACATGATTGGCGGATTGAGCAGAACGGCAACGTCTGCTCTCCGTCAATTATTAGACGCTGGTACTTTATCGAACTTACCTGCAGGATTTAAACAAAGAGGAGTTAGAGTTAGAGATGAAGCATCACCAATACAACCAGGTGAATTCAAAGACGTTGATGCACCAGGTGGTAATTTAAGAGATGCTTTCTTTCCGTTACCATACAAAGAACCTTCACCAACATTATTAAACTTGTTAGGTGTTGTAGTGTCAGCTGGTCAAAGATTCGCGGCTATTGCTGATATGCAAGTGGGTGATGGTAACCAAGCAGCTGCTGTTGGAACTACAATCGCTCTTCTTGAACGTGGTTCACGTGTAAT